ATACTTAAGGATATTTAGTTCACGCAGATCCTGCGCGGTTAATCGCATTTATTACGATGCAGTAACCGAAATAGTGCTTAATCCGCCAATACCTGATACAGCGTAAGTACTAGTTTGGTCATCAGCTACAGAAATAAATCCATCTGCATGAATACCGCCGTTGGCAGCACCAGCAAATAATCTAGCTAAATCTTGCATAACAGTTTTGTGCGTATCGTTAGTAGCTAAAGATACAACAACTTTATCATTTTTAACGCTAGTAGTTGAATCACCATCATGATCAAATTGAACCTTTTCTTTCATAGTAACAGGTTCAAAAAATAAAGTTAACGTGTCTGCAGCTGTTGGGTGCATACCTGTAAACTTAGATAGTGGAAACATACATGAATCATCTGATCCATCATCATCACCAGCTGAAGCGCTAGCTTGTGTACGAAAGTACAAATAAACTTCTTTCATTTTTTTCATTTTTTAATTAATAATTTGTTTTAGTTGTTGAGTTTTAGGGTTTAGGTTTT